GGTATAGAAGCACCTTGTGGATATGCAGTGCTTGGGCAAAAATGTATGCCTCCGTCTGACAGTTCCAAGAAACCAAAGGGTCCAACTGTTGGTGTGATATTAAGTTGTTGTGCCAATCCTCCAGTGATTAATCCTCCGGTATTATAATAAATATTCCATCCAATAGTACTAGCATTCCATGCAATACTTGTCTCTGCTAAGACTGGTTCCTTTGCAACTCCAATTGGTTGTTGTATTAAACGTATATTAAATGAACCTCTTGCATAACGAAATATACATCTAAAATAGTCCCAATAATTGCGAACTTTTGTTGGCGCCGGTGTTAAATCACTATTAGAACTACTTGAGATACCACCCCATGGATTTACAATAACTCGACTTGATGGTGCTATATTGTAAGACGTTATATCTGGTGATATAGGCATAGGTCGCATAAGCAAATCTTTGATATTATCAAAAGTTTCACCCATGCAAATATTCATATCCATACTACCAGAAGCTGGGGCCAGTGGAGGTGCATCCTTAGATTTTATTTCTTCACGAGTTATAGCATGTGTCTCAACCTCAGAAATTCCACTAAAATCATTCAACACAAATGCTAAATTACGCGTGGTAATTGCATTATTGTAAGAAAAATGACTTGGGGCAGCTAATTGAAAATCTTTTCCAGCAGCTACACTCACATTAATATAAACAGGTGGAATTGGTGGCAATGATCGCAGTTCGTTCAACACCGTAACAACTAATCGTCCCATAGGAACTCCAGCTTCCAACCACGGTCTATAATGCAAGTATGGAATTGTGAACGTGAACTCTGTTTCTTTTTGAATATCCAATATATGACTCACTATAGATGATAAATCTTGTTCTGCAAAAACAGTTAGTAAGTTATTCTCAGGAATAAATGATACTCTCAACCTACCACTGTGAAATTGATTTGCAATAATAGATATGTGATATCTTAGTGAGCCACGCCAAAATTGGCAACACCCTCCCATCCAAGATAAAAATGTGGGAAATTCTAAAGTGGCAGCAGTTGGTATGGTGTAAGTTTCTTCATGTATAGATCCAGATCCGCTTGGTACAACTGGCATGCTAAACACGATGTTGCTAGCAGGTGTTGCAGATGTCCATTGAAATCCTGCTGTTCGCAACATAGGTGTGCTAGCTATGTTGATCATATTCATTTCTCCTGGATACGATCCCATTAACTCACAACAGGTTCCAACAGCATTGTCTGGGCGCATTGACAGTGATTGATTTTCGTTCAAACCATGTGTATTAGCTAAATTTGAATATTGAGCTATAAATGGTGTAATAGACTCTAATGAGTTTGGTTTTGAATATCCAAAGAAATTAGCTATACTTCCAACAATGCTAGCAACAACTGATACTCCTGCGGCCACTTCACCAATTTCTGGTATAGCAACAAGAGAACCCGCAATTTTCCCAACTGTTTCAGCAACACCAGATATAACTCCTTTTTCACTTTTATCTTTTTGTTCTTTTTGGACTACTGGTTTTTGACCACGTGGCTTTTGGGCCCTCGGTTTAGCTCTCTCTTGGACTCGTGCATGCGTTTCAATATTGTCAAATGAAGATATTAATTGCTCAATTCGTGCTGCCTCACTAAAGGATAATCCCGCCAATGGATTGGGAGTAGTGAACAACAATGCTGGTTCAGTAGTTTGATTGCCAATATATCGAGTTGGTTTAACACCGTTATTATTAACTGTATACCCACCAACTTCAGGATTTTCAAAATTGGCAAACACAGTGAAATCTACAGTTGTAGCACCAGTAGCTATTGTTAATGGATTTAGTACATAAATATGAACCACACCAAATTGTTGTGATGGATTGGTTGGAGATGGAAAAGCTCCTATATCTTGTATAGGAATTGCTGGAAATGGCATTGCCCACGGCAATATCATCTCATGTGTTTCATTTTCCGAAGGAGACATACGAAAATTTGGATTGCCACTAGCACTATAAATATTATTAGTACCCCAATGCAAATCCCCAGTATTCTCACCTTGAGGAGACCAAGCTACTAATATTTGCCCTGAGTGAAATTTAGTTCCATTGATACGAACTCCAATACGAACATCGCTGCGGAAATATGAGAAGTTTTTGAGTTTATCCCATATTTGATCCACTGAAAACAAAAAATTTGGGAATTGGAATCGTGCGAGTAGAGTACCCATTTGCATAGTGGAATCCCAAGTCATTTTTTGATAATAAGTTCGAGACAACCAATCTGTCAATTCTTCCTTCATATATGGGTCGAATGGAACGTGTGGCATCATAGATTGTGGAACGTCTACTCTATGTGTGGATTCATCGATGAAAGTCGTAATCTCATTTCGAGTAATCAAACCGGTGCTTTCATCATTTGAACCGGCTTGTAAATTTAATTCTTGCGTTTGTGATTGTGTAGTCGATATTATAAATACAGGTTGATCGACAAATCGTCTGTATTGTACTCCAAAGCCTATTTTTAAAGAGGCGCTCGCAATTTGCTGGAACGTTAATACGCTCTCCTCTACTAGGTAGCAGTAGTTCACTAATTTGTATGGAGTTTCAAAATTAATGCTATTCACGCCACCATGAAATAATATGGTAAACATTATAACTCGTAATATAAACCATATTCTTTCAGAATTCGACATTCCATGTTCACGAGGAGGGTATCCAGGTAACGGTGGTATATATCGACCAGTCCCACAATGTGTTTCTATTTCTTGTTTGATTTTTATTTTCCCATGAAGTTCAATTGGTTGGAGATTTTCTTCACCCCATGACTTGAATGAGTACGCATAACTGCGATGACTTAAAGTGTAATGATATTTAACACAATAAGCAACAACATGTTGGACGAATTTAATGTATTCACCTTTCCCATGATGAACCATCATACGCAAAGCGCAATCATAATTGTCTTGCATTGCTTTGTTCATATCACACGCTTCTCGCACCCAATTCATCATACCCCAAATTGAATCCATAGCTAATGGAGCAAAGCAAACTCCACTCTCCCATCGGAATAGTCGTTTGAGAAAAATTGTTTCATTGTATTGTAGTGTGGGTGTTATTTGTGTGGCATCTTTATCAGGTATTGTCATTACTATGCCATGCTCTCCAAACCATTTAATAATGGTTTGCATATTAAACCATGATATTATCTCATCAATAACACTCGCCAACCAATCGTCGCCATACGTTGTCAATTCGACACAGCGTTCCCAATCAGATAAATCATAACCACGATCACGTCCTAATTGAAGAAAACAAATTTTTAACATAACGACGTTGTCCAAACTGTTTAATTGGGATGTTATAGCTATTCCAGATGGATTGCCTTGATCAACACGATACACATCTCGACCAACTTGATGGAAAGCACAAGTAACAGTATCCATTAATGCTGTTTGTTCTTTAATGAATTTATTTCCATAAAAGGGACAAACAACATGTCTCAACACAGCATTGGAAACTTGATACGATAGAGTTTTATCGAAATTCTTGTAATCTCCTCCTAACATATTATTTCCTTTACGCTGAAAACGTTGCGCCAGTGCTCCCCATGATGGGCCATCAGGATTTATACCTATTGCAACTTCGCCTTCAATATGGTTGTACATCATATGTCCATTGAGTGCCAGAAAATATTTTCTAACGGCAAGGTTGAGATCAAATGGGGCAACATTAAATACTCGTGTGTTACCAGCACGCACTTTCTCATGTGGACGTTTTTCATCTTTGAGCGTATCGACAAATAACGTGGGGACTATTTCACCAGATTTAAGTGAATTCTCGCGTTCATCAAACAACTTTTGCGCAAACTCTTTTAAAG